CTTCATTTGCACTACAAAATTGTCCCAGTAGTCTTTATAACACATACTCTCAGGGTTGTCAAACAAATCTTCTATATAAGGGCTACTAAGTGGGTGCAGGCCACAACTCGACAAATATTGTTCCAATTCGAGCTGCAGAAATATAGGAACATCAAAAAGACGCTCCATGTCAATACGCGACTGCATACTAACACCTTTCGCATACTCCAATTCGGCCCAATCCAAATTGTCAAGTACCTCTACCCCACGCATCTTTTGATAGTACCCTTCTCCCTCAAAGCGAGGTCTCAACCCCTCAGTAAGGTGTTTCAGCCTATAGGCCAAGACACTCACTATCGGACAACGGGGTGCTTCATACAGCAAGCTCAATGCTTTTGCACGCAACAGTTGGAGCCTTATGGTGGACCCGCACAACTTTAGAGACGAGTGAGTCCAACCTAAGTTGACTAACTTCTTCCTTGGGTCTACCAATAGGGCACCATCATTGCCCAGGCACATGCCACAAAATGAAGCATCAAAAAGCCGTTCTACAACAACCATCTTTATGTTGAACCCCAATCTCTTAAACATTTGGGAAGATATTGGCATATGGCAATGGAACAAAGCATCATCACCTTCAACCACGCCTACAAAACGTCCACCAGCTTGATAGCAGACAAAGCTGGCCAACATTAGGTTCGTGAATCCGTTACCCAGTGACGTGCACATCTCCCCAGACATTCTTTTGGCTTGCACTTCCATTCTGAAAGCCTTGAACTCGCAAACATTCCTGCCCGTCAAGGCTCTCTCAATAAGTTCGTAAACCCCAGGATAGTGCAAAAGCAATCTCTTGTACAACTGGAGCTCACAAATCCTAAAGAAATTGGGAGTAAAGTGGCTCTCAAATGCAGTATAATCAGTTTCGTAAAAGGGCCCTCCTAGATGTGCCATCATGTCATTGATGTACGCGACCCTATCACGAACTGGAACGTGCTTGATAAAACTGCAATCCTGACTATAAACTATATTTTCCATAATCTTAAAGTATGGCCCGGTATACACCTTAAAGGCATCACTCCGCGACTTGATGCCTCGTGCATGTTTGTAGTCAGTGTAAGTTTCCACTTTACCAAAGCCTTTCATAAACAGTTGTTTATTATCAAATATCTCCCCGCGGCATTCTTCATATGCCAAACGCAGTTCATTCTTACGAGATTCGTTATAGGAAGTCGAAGCGAGCCATG